CTCAACTTGAGAAGCGGGCTACTGAAGAACTCCCCCATTGGGATCAAGAAGTCGCCAAGGGTATCCTTAAGTTCGATCTTGATGATAAAATCCTTGAAGCCCTTAAAGCTGCCGATGCTGCATTTGAAGCGGTTATGACCGAGAAGGGTCAATCGGACGTTGATGGTGACATGAGTGATCCGGCAAAAGCCCTTGAGAAGCGTCAAAAGGAACTGATGGAAGAAAAGGGTCTCACTAAGGAAGCGGCAATGGCTGAACTCGCCAAGAGCAAAGAAGGCCGTGAACTTATCAACAAAGCATATTACGAGAAGGACTAATAAAGATGAGCACTCAAGGTAATCAAATCCGTGAGTCGATGATTGCAGGTGCGGACCTGTCCTCGGCACAATTCACGTTTGTTAAAATGAATACCACCGACCGCACTGTTGTCGCCGCAGGTGATGGTGATGCTGCATTCGGTGTCCTCCTTAATGACCCGGAATCGGGTGAAGCAGCTACGGTTGTCACGCATGGTCGTGTTATCGTTGAGGTCGGCACTGGTGGCCTGACCGCAGGTGACTCGGTTGGTGTGGACGCCAATGGTGAGGCTGTTACCGCTGCTAGTGGTGATGTGATTGTCGGCGTGTGTGTCGATGGTGCATCGGCTGGTGAGCGAGCAACGATTGACTTCTTCCGTGGCGGCAACGCTGCGGCCTAAAGCATAAAGAAAGGAATTAACTAATGCCTATGCTGACCCCCAATTCGGTCCATATTGACCAACCCCTTACGAACCTTACGGTCGCATACATGCAGTCTACGGACAACTTCGTGGCAGATCGGGTGTTCCCGAATGTCCCTGTCCAGAGCATGACCGACAAGTATTACATCTATGACCGTGAGAACTTCAACCGTTCCGGCGAGCGTAAGCCCCTTGCACCGGGCACTGCCCCTGAGCGTGTTGGTATGGCAATCTCGACGGATAGCTATTCGGTTAAGACTTTCGGTATGGCTCATGCGTTTGATTTCCAGACGCTTGCCAATGCTGATGACCCCCTTCAACTCCGTTCGGCTGCTGCAAACCAACTGCAAATGCTGAACATGATTGACCGTGAACTTGACTGGATGAGCAACTACTTCGCCACGGGTATTTGGGATACTGAATACACTGGTGTTGGTTCCAGCCCCTCGGCGGGTGAAGTTATCCAGTGGGATGATTACACTAACTCCACGCCTATTGTTGATGTGCGTAATGCCAAGCGGGCTGCTACCCTTGCCGCAGGTGGTTTCACTCCGAATGTGATGGTTGTTACCCGTGACGTGCATGATACCCTCTGTGACCACCCGGATATTCTGGATCGTCTTAATGGCGGTGCTACCACGACTAATCCGGCACTTGCAGAGCGTGAGGAACTTGCCCGTATCTTCGCTGTGGACGAATACATGGTGATTGACGCAATCCACAACACGGCTGCTGAGGGTGCTGCTGAGAGCAATGCCTATGTTGCCGAGAAGAAGGCTGCACTGTATTACCGTCCGGTTGCTCCGGGTCTCATGGTTCCGGCTGCTGGTTACAACTTCGTCTGGGATGCACTTGAGAACTCCTCGGGCTATGGCGTGAACGTCCTTTCTTTCGAGAATGATGAACTTGCTCGTCAGGGCATCGCTCAGGAACTCCAAGTGATCCAAGCCTACGATCAGAAGGTTGTCTCGTCGGAGATGGGCGTCTTCTTCAACACGATCCTCGGCTGATAGGAGGTAACAAATGACCCGACACCACGTTCCCCTTCAGTTTGACCGTCCCCTTTTTGTAAAACTCCCTTTCACGTCTCATGCAAAGAAGTATGACCGTGGGGATGAATACCCTTGGGATATTCTCGGGGTGGATAAGGACAAGGTTCTAACTCTTTACAATAAGGGTTACATCCACCACAATGAAGCCTTTGAGAAGGACCGTAAGGGCACCATTGGGGACGGTCTTAATGAAGCAACTATCGACCAACTGCACATTCTTGTTGAACAAATCAATGAGAAGGTAAAAGAGAAGGCAACCTCTAAAACTGAATACGAGAAGAAGAAGTGCCGTAAGTCCACCCTCAAGGACAAGCAAGTTGGTCACATCCGTCGCTGGCGGAACCTTTATGGAAGTATGGAGTAACACTTAATGTCATGGTCCTATGATGAGACTTCTCTTGGGACCGACAGTGCCTCAGAGCGTTTGAACTCTGTCAGGTTTCTCGTCGGGGATACAGACACCAATGACCAACAGGTTCAGGATGAGGAGATTACCTTTGCCCTGAGCCAAACTGGTGATAATGTCTACTATGCTGCATCCTATGTGGCTAATGCCATTGCAGCTAAGTATTCCCGGCGAGTGACCGTCGATCTTGATGGTGCTCTACAGGCTGAATACTCCGATCTAGCTAAACAATACCGTAACCTGTCTAGTCAACTTAGACAAGATGGACAAAGGTTTTCTGGAACTGCCTTTAATCTTTACGCAGGGGGCATTTCTATCGCGGATATTAACACTAACCGTAAAAACCCTGATAGGCCCCAACCTGCTTTCCGTACAGACCGTTTTGTAAACCCTTACGGTGCTCACCGTGATCCCTCTTACTACGACGGAAATGAATGATCTTTCGTTCGGCTGATATTAAGTATCTGATCCAAGACCACGGGAAGCAAGTCACTTATTCCCATGTAGGGTCTGTGGGGTCTTATGTTCCGGGGACTGGTCTCACGGGAGGTAGCTCCACAGACTACACTGTGACGGTGTATAACTACAACTATCGTCTTGAGGAGGTAGACGGGGACAGTATTCTCAGGGGAGACAGACGGGCTGCCATGCCGGTTACAGACGTAAATGGGGACACTCTGCCCGAACCTGAACCCGGTGACACTCTTACTGGCGAAGGGGATGAGGTTACTGTGGTCTCTGTCTCTCAGATCATGTCTGGTCCCCAAGCTGTTTGTTACATCCTACAGGTCCGAGAATGAAGCTGAATGTCCAAGTCAACCGTGGCCTAGATGGTAAGTTCCAGAAACTGTCTAACATGCTTGAGGGTTACAGAGATGTATACCTTGAACGTATGTCTTCTGAATTGGTTGACAAATCCCCTAATGATACTGGCACCTACATCAAGAACCACAACATTGGAACTTCTGAAGTCCCGGCAACCCTAGATCAGATGGGGCCTAGAAGGACTAGTGGAGATGCCTTTAACAACCCGAATCGAGAAGCTGTCAAACAAGAGGGTTTTGAGAAACTTCTAGCAGATATTGCGGCTTTACCCCCTGATGTTATGAGGTTGGTGTTCTCTAACGCGACAAAGTACCAAGATGCTGTTGAACTAGGGAACACTCTCGTATTGCACAAGAAGCTGCTGAAGCCGTAAAGTCTAGGAACAGATAATGTCAATCTATAGCGATATTCGGACTGCACTAGAGACAAGGCTTTACACCACAAGTAATATTCCTGTGGTGGCATGGGAGAATGTTGATTACAGCCCCACTACCGGAACCCCTTTTATCAAGTTCCAATTCCAACCCACTTCCAGAAGGCCCGCCGTAAGGGGAACCAACCCCCAAATGAGATACCAAGGTCTTGTAACCCTACTTGTCCACCAACCAGAAAATAAAGGGCCTACTAATACGGAAGAACTTGTGGATGATCTAGTCAACCGATTTGATGCCACTACAGACATTTCCTACAATAGTATCTTTGTAAGGATTGAATACACAGAAAGACAAAACTCTTACCTCAGTAAACCTTGGTATATAACACCCATCCGTATCGGTTGGTATAGCTACGCGCAGTAAAGGAGGCCGTAAATGGCATTTTCGCAGGGCAGTCGCTCCCGCCTATCTTTCATTGAAGAAACCACCTTTGGGACCACTCCCTCTGGTGACTTCACTAATATCCCGGTTAATACCCACAGCCCGAACCTCACTAAAGAGATTGTTTCGGGCAATGAAATCCAACCTGACCGTATGCTTCGGGTAGACCGTCATGGCAACCGCCAAGTTGGTGGAGACATTGTTGTTGACCTTCGGGCCAATGACTTTGACACTTTCCTTGAATCGGCCATGCTGTCCACTTGGGTGACTTCAACTGGAACCCCGGATGAACTCAAGGTTGGCACCACACCGAAGTATTTTTCCATTGAGGACTTTGCAGCCGATATTGGACAAGCACGTCTGTTTACCGGATGCACCATGTCTTCGATGAACATTTCCATTGCCCCTAACCAGATGGTGACTTCTACCTTTGGTGTTGTGGGTAAGGACATGACCATTTCTCAGACGGAAAAGACCGTTGCATCTTCCACGGTGAATAACCCGTTTGATAGCCACTCTGGTGAGGTTCAGATTGCAGACACGGGTGGTAGCCTCAGTAGCATTGCCTCCATTACTTCCATTGACTTCACCGTTGATAATTCCTTCTTCCCGGCTTTCGTGATTGGGGATGTAAGTGCACCTCATATCCTCTATGAAATGGCTAGTATTGAGGGGACTTTCTCTGCTTACTTTGAGGATGCTTCCCTGATTGAGCGTTTCATCAATGAGACTGAGACCCAACTTTCTGTTTCTGTAAATGACCCCTCGGGTGTGAATGAGTATGAATTCTTGTTCCCCCGTATTAAGATCAATGGCGCAGATGTTCCGGTTGGTGGAACTGGTCCACGGATTGTTGAACTTCCGTTTAAGGCCCTCTACGATGACACGAATGACAGTAACCTTGTGATCTATCGACCGGACAGCACTTAAGTTCTCTACGGAGGACTAGCGGAGGGAGTTGGTAGTCGGGGCTTATTCCCTCCGCATTTAAACCCTAGCCCCGACACTTAACCCGATAGGAGATACCCGACATGGCTGACCTTAAAACATATACCCCTGAGAGTGATACGATTACTGTAACCCTGCCTGTTGAGAATGACGATGGCAGTCCGATGACTATTGAGGTTTATGCACCTTACAGTAAGGAATACAAGTCTCTGGTCCACAAACAGGCCAATGAACGCATCAAGAAGATGAATAACAAGAAGAAGCAATACCCCTCTGTTGAGGAACTTGAGGCTTCTCAGCTTGATCTGTATGTGGGGATTACGAAGTCTTGGAACATCACTTACGACGGGGAACAACCCAAGTTCTCTGAGGCTAAGGCCCGAGAGGTTTACACTACAGTATTCTGGATCAAAGACAAGATTGAGGAGGCGCTTCAAGACTCAGCGGATTTTATGAACTTCTGATCTGTCAGTTGGAAGAGTTTGGGGAATGGAACTTCAAGCTCTCGAAGGCGGAGAACGAGAACACTTAGAGCAAGTAGAAAGGCAGACTGGTAGGACACCTGAACCCCTAATTGGACCCGATTTTCCACAGGAGTTGTCTTACATATGGTCTGCCTTTATTCATCTGAGCAATGCCCGATCTGTTGGTTTCAGTGGACCTAACCCCCTTTCCTACCTAGAGATAAAGTCTTGGATGGAAGTAACAGAGAATGACCTTGAGCCTTGGGAAGTAGAAGCAATTAAACGCCTCGACAATATTTACATGAAGGTATTAAATGGCTGACCTTAAACTTACAGTTGACACCTCGGATGTGATTAAAGGTGTTCAGGCGTCAACTCAATTCAAAGAGAAGGTTGTGGGTAAATAAATGTCTGACCTAAGGCTAACAGTTGACGTAACCGAATTCAAATCTGCTGATGCTACAATTAAGCAGGCTAGAAGGACTCTGGATAACTTTAAAGACGCTGCCCGTGACGGAAGTTCCGTTTTGGGTCTGGCTAGGGCGGTTAGGAAGACTGAGAATGACATTCGGGAGCTTGTCAGAGCTAAAAGGGATGGTGTTATCGGGGCCAACCTTTACGAGAAGGGCTTGCTTGAACTTAAACGCCAATATGAAGCTCTTGGATACTCCTCCCAAAAAGCAACCTCTCAAGTTCGTAGATTTGCAGACCAAGCAGAACAACAGGCTGTTGCTCAAACCCAGATGAGGACTGCAAACGTAGGTAACACCCGGTCGATGAATGACCTTGGGGTGGCTATGCAGCAATCCGGTTATCAGATCGGTGACTTCTTGGTTCAGGTTCAGTCTGGCACCAATGCTATGGTG